CTTGTCCACCTTTTTCTAATTTTTGTTTTATAGTGATCAATTGATCAGAAGAAAGGATAGATAGTGCGCTTAATGCCTTTTCTGGATTATACCCATAATATTCCATTACTGCTATAAGATCATTATCTTCTTGCTTCTTCACCCACTTCGAAAATCGCTTCGCAGGTCTTATACTATTTAGAAAAAAATGAAATTGTAGTTTATTATCCACATGGGGGCTGGCATTCATCTCGTTGGCATAGAGAATGGTGTCAGGAAAGTATGATAGTGCTTTATTAACTAGGAAAGGCTGGTAAAGGGTCTCCACTTTATCCTCAGCCATCAAATCCTTCTTATTTACTGATATAGCATTGACAAAATCAAAAAGACTCATAATATAGTTTAAGGTTACTTGGTAGGCTTGGTCTTTACTTCTGTTTTGAGAGGATCCGACGAATAGTCAGGGCCACCCAAATACTTCATGATCTTAATAGGATTCCAGTGCTTATAAAGTATATTATTGATGATTACTACAAACACAACAATGGTCGTCAGTCCCAGCATGACTAGGATACTACCGGCAAGAAAGATAGCGGCTTGTTCAACACTCATAATATATCTCCATCATATCAAATAAAAGTCAGCTCTGGATTGTCTGCAAAGAGAGCAATCAAAGAGTGGGTAGTGTATACAACTTGTTCTTCTGTTAGCTTCAGGTTGTATGACATATCAAGTAGATGCAAAATTTCATGCATCAAAGCTATTTGCTGAGTCTGTGAAGTATGCGACTCATTTACACTTATCAACTGTCTGTTGAAATCAGCCAGTCCAATCCGGCCTTCCATCTCCTCATTACTCTTGTACACTACATCATACAACAATCCAGATATTTTAATTTGCTTCATAATATTGTCATCCTCAGTAGTCCTATTGTGTCTATTGTTGTCAGCAAGATGTAGTTAGCAAGCATGCCAAATGATTTCCTACTATAACTAGCCCAAGCATACATGGCACAACCACTAATCCACACAGGATAAAGAGCCAGCAAAGGAGGATTTGGGACTGTGATTGCCATGGTGATTGAGCAGCCAACGCTAAGAGCCCAAGCCAGCAACTCGATAACAAAACGAATACGATTAGAGCGATAATCACTTTTTATCCATTCAATAGTTGGTGATAATACATCATTCAACCTCTACCTCACTCTCGGTCTCTATCCAAACCCTAGCACCACAGCTAAGAGGCTTATCAGGAGAATATACTACTTTACTTGGGCCGTGTATAGTCACGGAGTTAGCATACCTGTTTGTGTTATAGGTCTTAACAGTGAGTACCGGTACCTTGTCATCAGTTGCTGCTTTGATATTCCTTCGAATGTAGGCCTGGTTGACGTGTATAAAGGTTTTCATCCGTTCAGCTGTTCAACAGAGTTTTCAGCATGACTACAGGCTACCTCATAATTGTTGAAGAATTCAGCTACTTCTTTACCTGTTGATGCATTGAACACTAACACCTGATATCTGTTATCCTGTAACCTAAAGACTCGCGAGTTGATAGGTCCTTGTTCATATTCGCTCAGCAATATCATTTAAATTCTCCTTCGACCATTATTTCTGTTAGACAAGCCAGTATATTTATTTCCTGATCGGCAACAAAGGCCGACTTGTATTGGTAGTTTGCTAGAATGAGAACTAGCTGAGGTATCGAACTTGGCTTCAAGAACTCAGATGCTGTATCGTATATCTTACGAAAGAAGGTAGTAGTATCAAGATCTGTGTTTTCACCAACCCACTTACGTATCTCTGTAAAGTTCTTTTGCTTAATTAGCTCAATGAGCTTCTTCAGCTTTTCATCAGTAAAGTTAACAAGGATACCAGTATCAATCCTTCCGGTAGCCGAGTACCTCTGCAGCTCATTGAGAACTCTCCTCCAATCAGGAAAGAACTTCTTAATAACCTCAATAACAGCCGCCTTATCATACTCTATACCCTCAGTCTCTAGTATGGTCGACACCCGTTTGATAAACTGGGATGCAATCTTGGGCTTATCCTCACTCTCAATCTTAAACTCAACTACCGAACACCTAGAGTGCAATGGTTCAATAATTCTGTTTTTATAATTGCAAGTGAGAATAAATCCACAATTCTTTGAGAACTCTTCCATAAAGTTACGCAACGCTGGCTGCGTACTATTAGGGTTGAGGTAATCGGCCTCGTCGAGGATAACGTACTTCCTACCGCCAGTGAATGATATAGACGATGCAAACTGTCTAATATCGTTCCTCAAGGTATCAATGTTACCATTCATCGAGCCGTTAATAATCAGGTAATCACTACCAACTTCTTCTAGCATGGCTCGAGCTACTGTTGTTTTACCAACACCAGCCCGGCCAGTTAGAAGTAGATTAGGAATGTTACCTTGGGTTACAAACTGCTGAAATGTTTGCTTGAGAGATGGCGGTAGGATAGTGTCCGCTATAGTTTTGGGTCTGTATTTTTCAACCCATAAGAAATCAACTGCCATAATATAATACTCCAGGTCATGTTATCCAACGTACACAGAATTTTCTTCACAGGCAATCCAGTATTGTACATCAGGTCCCTTGAGATAGAGAACACGTTTTGAAGATATTTTTAATGTATAATCCCCATTCAGCAGCTTAATGTTATCCGGCTTAACAACCATCTTGAACTGTTTAGACGTCTCACCGATATCAATAGCAAACGTATCACTAGGTGACCCAGTGCTCTTCGTCTTAGGGTTGGTATCTAGTGCTTCTACATACATCAACCCGTTCTTACCAGTGAATGCAATATCTGGTAACTGAAGAACAGCAACAGCTTTCATCACAGCCTGAATGTTAGCAGCTGTTAAGATCTGCTCTACGGAATCAGCTGGAATCTCAATCTCCTTATCAGGGGGAGCTTTGATATGATCTGGATTTGCGTAAAGATAACTTAATGCCTGCTTACCACTCTTAATTATAATACAGTTAGAATCAAATTCTAATTCCGGATCTTCAAACAACGACATCACCCCAAGAAACCGTGATAGGTCAAAGATGGCAAATTGCTGAGGAATAGTCTCAGCAATTGTTGCTTTAGCCATCACCGTTCTCATGGGTGACATTGTTGTTAAAACATTGCCGGGAGAAAACAACAACGTAGGATTAATCTGGTTGAAGTTTTTAAGGATCTGTACAGTCCTTGCACTGAATTTCATAATGTAGTTCCCTTGTTGAGGATTACTTCTTTTTAATCTTGTGCTTCAATTTTTCAGTGTCAGCTGTAGCAGATGCTCCAATAGACGCCAGGTCAGCCAATGACCCACCAAACACATAACTACCAACGTGTTGCAGTTGCATCCAAGGACATAGGAACACTTTACCACCCATCTTCTGAACATTGTAGCAGAACATATAGTCTTCTGACAGATAACGCTTAGATTCTGGATCAATGATGCAATCAAATACAGCCATGATCTCTCGTGTACCGTCAAAGTGTTCTGTACGCACATGGTCTGGCTTGTACCACTGATGCGGGAATGCTTTGTGATAGTCCTCAATTGTCTTGCGACGAATCATCATAAAGCCAGTACCAAGCTCAAGAACTTCTACTGGTTGGTTGAGAGGGATCTCCCGTTGAGTAGTCTTTGGGTTGAACACATAGTCTCCAACATACTTCTCCAGCTTGTTAGGATCCTCATCTGCCATACCTTTATCAACTGCTTGCTTGATCTTTTCCCATGAGATACACTTCTTAGGATATGGACCACCAATAACATCGTACTCACTTGCATCATCTTGCATGGCAAGTAGAGCAATAACGTCTTGTGGATTGAATCCAATATCACTATCAATGAACATTAGATGAGTAGCACCAGAACGCATAAACTCATCCACACAGTAGTTACGAGCACGCGTAATCAGGGACTCGTTAAACAAGAAGAACATCTGAAGCTGAATACCATGCTTGGTACACACAGCAGATAGATCAGCAACCGATCTTGTAAACATACCAGCACACTGGCCACCGTACATTGGAACAGCAAGGAATAGTTTGCGCTTTTGCAACTCCTCAATACTCACTTGTAATTTAAAACCTTCACTCATTGTAAAACTCCTTTTGTGTATTTCTGATCATGTGAACTATTGATACCATATGATCCATTGTATTCAGAGAGTGCCTCTGCCTTGAAAAGTAGGAACTGTGCTACCCGTGTTCCTTTCTTAATTTTTGCTACTCCGTTACTTACATGCAATGCTCCAGCCATAACTCCATGATAACCGGAGTCGTATAGGCCAGATGTAATAAACAACCCGTTACGGTTTAGCGTTGATCTAGTAATTACCCAACCAGCCTCATCAGCTCCTACGTGGATAATATTCTCCATCACCACCTCATACGTTCCTTCGGGTAGAGTGAACCACCCATCTTCGTCTGGCATCCACTCCACAGTACCACGATGCTTCTTCTGCTCGTTATCAATAACAAACGGTTCGCGTGATATCATGAACACTTTTTCCAAGCGAAGGTCAACTGCATTGGGTTGTGAATCACCTCCCTGTACGCAAGTAAGAGTGGAGTTACTTTTACTGCCCAACACGTGAATCATATTTGTCTGTCCTTTCATAAGAGTCGGTAAGATCTGCAGAGACAATTGTTCCATTCAAATCAGATATGTAATGATCATAAAGCTCTCCTGGCTCTCCTGGACCCGCAAACCTGGAGGAAGATAAGCTAATAGTAATATCCTCATCTCTAATCTCACTCTTATCTTCTGAGCTTGCATACAGCATCAGGATAATGTAATGAATTGCCTTCAACAGATCTTTCTTGTTCTTCCCATCTTTCTTACCATACCGGCACAAATACTTGATTGCGGTATCTCTTGCAGTACTCTCTAGCGATCCCAATGATTGCCAGATGTCTACTACCTGAATATCATCTGCAACATAGTGCTCTCCGTAGGTACCGTCAATATACTTCTTAATATCTTCCAGGTAGATATTCTCTCTGTAATTGTAATCAATCAATGTATTGCTCCTCAGGTGTTAGGTACATATGAATGTAGTTGTTGATTATACTCTTGTTAATAACAGCTGTCAACTTGTTTTGTGGGTTACTGTAATTAAAATCAACTTCGACTTCGTACTTACCATTAAGTAGTCCAGTTGGAGAACTATCAAAGTGACAATTAGCATGCAGCCCTAACCAGATAGCAGCACTACTATCCCACGTGTCAATGTATTCTTTGTATGGGTTCATTAGACGAATTTCTCCTGGACCATCCAACATACCCAAGAAGTGAATCTTCTTACCATTACTTTTAATCAAGTCCAGAATACCGTCATCGTATAGCTCTTGCATGAACATATAACGACTTACAAAACGTTGGAGTTTATTACCCCGCTCAACACCATATGCGTTAGGGATAGCAAGAATTGATACCCCAATGTAATCTACTAATTCAGATTCTGCTGCCCATCTGAATGAATCAATCAAATCTTCCTTGTCTCCAATCTGAGACTGTGGACAAAAGAAAGTACCAAATCCCTTCTTTCTCAATTGAGGCGCCAATTCCTCTGCAGCTCGGATTGTTGTTGAAGAGTAGGTATTAGGGTAATCGGACATAACAACATAATCAGCTCCCACCTTCTCAGCCATTGTAATCAACTTACCAACCTCATACATTGGCTTGTGCTGCTTATACATCTCAAAGGCGGAGTTATCAAGAATGATAGTACTACCTGCTACCTTCTCACTCTTGTAAAACTCACAATACTCCTCACTCTGCTCAATTAAATGAGCAAGCACCAAATGAGTGCTGGCTCCCTTAACTAGGTCAAGATGAGGAATAGGGGCAATGTGACAGAACTCAGCCATAATCTATTTCCAGTCAGTAAGTACGTTGGAGGTCAATGGGATTGTATCGTTGTGATCAAACACTAGACGGCAGCCATTCTCATTGTCCTCACTCACTTCAATAGTGCAGTCTCGATGTGGATGGTATTGTTTGATGTATACTAGTAATTCCTTGGCAATCATCTCACATGACATATTATTGAGTTGAAGAGTGCCTTGAGTATATAGTCCTTCAAGCTCTCGCTTTAGTAAAATAAATTCAATCTCTCGATCATCATGAAATACTTGCAGATCCACTCTGAAGTGGAATATATGACGGTGCTCATTGGCTAAAAAAGAAACAGCCGCTAGTCTAGGATCAGTAGCAGCTGCTGGATACCTGTGAACACCCTCTTTTTGAAAAGTTATCCAAACAGAGGTCTTAATCATTATGTAATCTTCCTTTTATTGAGAAAACTAATTTTATGTCGAGTGGTTACTTCAAACAGACCAGTTTTCAATTGACCATTCTTACGCAGCCACTGAACCATATCATCTCTACCATACCACACGATCCATCCTGTGTCAACACAGACATGACATATACGATCGCTTATTTTGCTTGGGTTGCGCAACCATCCTTCAGGTGACGTCTCCACAAAAAAAGTACCATATTTATTCATATTTGATTTAACATCTATAGAGTATGCTTTGCGCCATGATGGATGTTTGATAGTTAAATCAATTCCATGCTTCTGGCTCTGGATATCAGACTCGCAGTCCAATACCTCATACCCCCAACTAGCAAAAGCTTCTGCAACCATAAGTTCAGCTTGTCTTGCTTTAGCAACACCTGGACCAAATGCCTCTACGAGAGTAGGAGTCCATTTTTTAGTAATCCGAGTTGTCAACATAACACCTCCATAATAAAAAGCTAGCCCCTGAGGGCTAGCTGTTGATCAATTAAGCAAACAATTGATTGCCACTGGAGGCATATGCAATGGCTACCATTGCACGCGATGGCTTACCAAGGCGATATGCAGTCTTGCCGTTCTTGGTCTTGTTGGTATAGATTGCATGACCTTCTGCACGCAACTCAGACACACGTGCCGAGAGGTTGGTTACTTTGAACAAACCAGCTGCTTGCTTAGCAGTGATCTCTTTACCAGATTTAAAAAAGCCCATCAATTTATCATACTGAGTCATACTATTTCTCCAATTCAAGTTTAGGTTATTTTATTACTGGGTCACCGTCTCTAAGAAAAAGATTTGCCGCCAAGAAGTCGAGACGTTTACCCGATGTAGTGGTTTCTACTTCGGTTACAAACTGCTGCATCTTCTGCTTATGTTGAAACTGCCCTAGCAAAGAAAGCATTGCGCTTCTTTTAGCCTCAACACTTTTTGCAGTCCATACTGCTTGAGCAAAACTAGACAAATCTTTCATATCGTTATAATAATATAGTTACTGATTAAAGTCAACACTTCATTGCTTGAAGTTTAATATTATCAAAGAACTCTTGCTTGACGCTATTGTTATGGAATAGACCATGTACAGCAGACGTCTGAGTCATCGATGAGTGAGCCATTACACCTCGGTTATCCATGCATCCATGTGTAGCTTCGATATAGACTGCAACATTCTCGGTATCAGTGGCCTGCATAATCTCTTTAGCAATCTGGTTCACTAACTCCTCTTGCAACTGACCGCGACGTGCACACCACTGTGCAATACGAACATACTTTGAAAGACCAATTACTCGACCAGTTGGAATAATACCAATATAGGCAACACCCTTGACTGGTTGATGGTGATGTGAACACATTGAACGAAGTTCTGCTCGCACTACAAGCATTCCCTCAAAACGACCTTCACCTTCGTTAGGGAACGATGTGCAATCAGGCTTCTTCTCATAGCGTCCGGCCATGAGCTCGTATACGTACATTTTAGCTAAACGCTTTGCCGTATCCATTGAGTTAGGATCATTATCAGTGTCAATAACTAAAGACTCAAGAACTCCCTGAAACTTGGTCTGCACTTCTTTAACCAATTCTGGAAACTCTCCATCCTCAATGTATTCAGAGATATTATCACTAGCATTGAATCTCTTATTGGCTTTCAATAGCCGGTACTTAATTTGCTCAGATATAGGCTTTGTCATTCATTTCCTCGTCAGTCAACATACTGCCAATCGGATATATGTTTTTTGTGGTTAGATATTTTTTTTTTAGGTCTTCGGGTATAGCACGATCCCGATTGAAATAGAAGTCAAGAAGCTTCTGGTTGATCATTGATGGTACGTTGGTGTACATTGGATCAAGTATGAATCTTGTATTGGCAGGCCATTTGCCAGAGAGTTTAAACTCTACAAAGGCTGTTCTATGCTGCTTCTTGAAGGGATCAAAGTCAACATAATTATACTGCTTTGATATACAGCTAGTCTTATTCTCAATTTTAGTCTGCAACATTTATCACCACTCCATGAATAAAATCAATAGCTTTACCAGTAACTATCTTGGTATCGCTGGGATTAAGCACTGCCAGAGTCACCATGACTCCAAATACAAATCCGTACATAATATATCTCCATATCAGTCAACCATTCGGTTGTTTTGGAGCGGAATATCAGAATCGAACTGATGACGAAAGGTTGGAAACCTTTAGTTTTACCATTAAACTAATCCCGCGTAGAACTTGGTCCGGCCAGCAGGAATCGAACCCACATCGAGGGAGTAGAAATCCCCTGTACTATCCGTTGTACTATGGCCGGAATATTAATATTTGAGTTTTCGTTGTTCAGAGTCAACTACTCGATGCCTCAACTCTGTAGTTGAAAAACTATGCTTACGAGAGTTGTAGTACATCTCAATTTCTAAATCATGGCCGGTAAATTGCTTGCCCATGTACTCATCCCCAATTATACGGATGTTAATAGGTAAAGACAACAGCATATCCTTCAAATCTTTTTCAGTTTCGTATACAATAATCTCGTCAACATACCTGCAGCCTTGTAGTTGCACTTGACGCTCATACACAGATTGTATTGGTTTGTTCTTGGTATCTGGACGATCAATTGTTGGGTCTGTTTGTAATCCAACAATGAGCCAATCGCAGTGTTGCTTGGCCTCTTTAAGCATTAACACGTGACCGGCATGAAATAGGTCAAAGGTGGAACAAGTGAATCCTGTTTTCATAATATATAATTAGGTGAGTTATTTGAATGATTGGGCTTTGAAAGGCTTTTCAACCCTTACAATAGTCTTCTGCTTTTCTGGAATGGTAGACATATCAAATGCAACGTTGATCATGTCAGAGTCACTTTCTAATGATATGGTGAACGATGGAATGTCGCTAAAGTGTTCATATATTTGAATTAGCTTCTCAATCTGTGTTCTACTCAATGTGATAGTCATAATGATCCTGTCATAATATTTAAATTCGGTGTTGACAACTTATCCTATTATACGCGGTCAACAAACGCGAGTGCTGGTGCCCATGGAGGGACTCGAACCCCCACCCGAAGACTAGTTCCTAAGACTAGCGTGTCTACCATTCCACCACATGGGCTTTATTTCTTCTGACTGTCTCCAGGTATTATCCTGTAATTATCTTCAACACTATCCGGAGTAGATACCTCTACAACTGTACCAGACTCCAAACATATCAACTGATGTGGTACCATTGGTGGATTGTGCCACACATCCCCAGCCACTAACTCTTTCTTAAACTGGCCAGCATCATCTGTGTTAATACTCTTTACAATAAACCTACCACTCATTACATACCAGGTCTCATCCTTCTCTTTATGGAAATGCATAGAGAATCTAGATACTGTATTGAAGTTCAGAAACTTCCCGCAATACTTATTATTGGTGGCCCATATCAGCTCGTGTCCCCAACCTTTATCCACCATTCCCTCAAAACGCATTTAATATTCCCCTAGTCCACAAAGATATTATATAGCAACATAATAACAAAGTCAACCATTATTTTGGTGCCGAAAAAAGGACTCGAACCCTCAACCTTCGCATTACAAGTGCGCTGCACCACCAGTTGTGCTATTTCGGCTTATAATCTCTACTGCTATTTTTATTTATAGCCGGTCAATAATACCTCTTGAAACCTTTTGCACGCTGCTAGTATTTCTTTCACCAAGGATCACAACTACAAAGTGGTCTCCATGCTTAGTAAGGAACATAGCCAGACACTTACCAGCTGGGTTAGTAAACCCGGTCTTAGAAATCTCAATCTCTTTGTAGTCTACTAGTAGATTGTAATTGGTATTGTTGATTACAATTATGCCTGACGTCCTGAACGTCTTCCTTTTCTTCAACTTACTACTTCTTTTAACCTTCACCTTCTTTGCAGGCTCTATCACGATGTATTGTTGAGTCGACGCTACCTGTCGTATCTTATCGTAGCTATAGGCATGCTGTAATAGCAGTGCAAGATCCCTGGCAGTACTCTGATTACGAAATCCTAGCCCGGAAGAGTCTTCGTATGTGGTATTGACCATCCCAAGAGACCGAGCTTTTTCATTCATTTGACTAATGAAAACGTCCCGTCCCCCAGATACACTGCTGGCCAATGCATCAGCCGCGTTGTTATCGCTTTTAATCAGCATCAGAGAGAGTAACTCTTCTCGAGTGCGGGGCTTCCTAGAGAGCTGCTTAGATCCTTTGTATGGGACCTTCTCATCCATTGACAAGCTACTATCAAGGATAATGATAGCAGTCATTAACTTAGTAACACTGGCTATTGGTCTCACAGCCTCTGATGCCGAATCAATAATTACCTGCTCTTTTGAAACATTGTAAACATATTGTGTTGTAGCTAAACTATTACTGCACACGAATAACAAAGCGAGAATGACTTTTTTCATCTTTCCCTTTGAAAGTTCATAATAAATTATTTAGTAGGCGAACTCACTGAGGGTTGATCTTATCACCCTTGGACGTATACTGTTAAAAATTACGGTCGATGAATACCAACAGCATTATTACTATTAAGAACACTGTAACAGCCCCATTTTGGTTGCCTCCTATGTTGGTACCAGCGGAGGGGATCGAACCCTCTCAAGAACGCTAATCTGGCGCTAAAAGGTGTATAAGACCTCTCTGACTACCAAGTCTCGCTGGCAATAATCTAAGATTTACTTTTTTCAATAACAGAATCATCCAGCTCTTTGAACTTGTCCTTACTATCTTTTGAATTCTTACGATTACCTTCAACCAATCGACGTCCTTGGTCAACATCAATCTTTAACATTACATATGCACGGAACCCTTCATCCTCTTTAGCAACAAAGAGCTTCTCGCGAGTGTACATTGATAGTGCCTGGTTAGTTACCTGCTTACTAACTCGCTCAACCTCACGATTAATGTCTTTCATCTTACCAGCACCATCCTCAGTTAACTGTTCTTTAACAAGAGACTCAATCTTGACATTGATACGATTAGCTAACTCTACACGAGCGTTCATCATTGCCTTATCAATAGCAAATTGCATGTCTCGAGACGTATCAGTAGCTGTTACAACAATTTCTTTTTCACTCTTTGGTGGCTCAGATGCAAACCATTCAGGAATTCCCTTAGATGTGGGAAGCTCCACCAGCTTGGTCTTGTCACTTGCACACCCGACTAAAGCCAAAGCAATAGCGGTCATAATAAAATATTTCTTCATGTTAATCCCATAGTGATTGATAGTACTTCCCAAACAACCTAAACCCATTCTGAATCCTGTCCGACTTCACTTGCCTGGCTGTCCAATTGCATTCAAGGTTGCCAGTCTTCTTCATAATATACGTCTTTTCTTCCTCGTTAGTCAACGGGTTAGGAAATGTTTTTTCTGTCTCCTCCCATTCAACAGGGCCAGCCTCTCCTGTCCAAAACTCCTTGTCCCACTCATCATTCAGCTTTGACTCAAAAGAAAAAATCATCTCATCAAGGACCCAATCCCAACGAAGGAAATGATGACCATCAATATCCCACTCATTGTCCTTTGGTGGAGCAGATGTACTCTTAATATGATCAGGTACATCCTCATCATCCACCGAGGGAGCACCGTGCTTAGTATCGCGAAGCTGCTTCAGCATTGGGGTAATAATTAATGCTAGTGTATGATCCATTCCCCAGGTATCATGCTTATCAATACGAATATACTCTTTACGAGTTTTCTTACTATCAATAAACCGGCATATTTTTGTCAATGTTGACGGGTCATTCTCGCTGCCAGCAAGCCACTCGCCAAACTTGTGGACGCGCTCATCTTTATCTCTGTCCATCCAGAACAAGATCTTTTCTGCAATCTGATATGGCCCTATCCAATTAGTATACGGCCCAATAATAATTTTCATGATATTCCTATTATTTTATAAATAATACTTCCAAATATCGAACAAATAGATATGACTACTGCAATATCAAACCCATCAAAATATTTCACACGTCACCAAAAATAAGCCACCCAAAAAAAGAATATGCCATTGCTGATACAACTAGCACTATAACTACCCACTCCATGAGGGTGAACCTCTGCAGGCGATAGAACCAATCATATCCCAAAAGCTTCTCATACCAACGCTCAATAACCTTCATTTTATTACTTATCGTAGTTTATCACAGTTACCATGCTCAACTTCTGATCATCTGACCAGCCCTTGAGATACTCGCTATCCTGGTCAAACTCTTCCAGGTAACCTTGCTTGGTGACCTTCCTAGACCGGACAATATTTTCTCCGACGTGCTTCTGGTGGATATCAAGTGCTTCCTCCATAACTACAGCATCCATCGCACGATCAGCCGACTTGGCACGTATAGCATACTTCATGGCAAAAGTACTAATAGTCTCAACAATGTAAATATCCGTATCGTCTTCATTTTCTTTAACAGGCACTGTCCAGGACGTCATAAGTTCTCCAATAGTGGTGGGCCTCCCGTGAGTCGAACACGGCACCAACGAATTATGAGTTCGCTGCTCTAACCAACATGAGCTAGAGGCCCAATAATCAAATACGCTTCAGCGACTCTTGAAGTCGAGCTTCAGCTTTTTCATTCTTTACAAAACGCTTGTAATAGTATGCATTGGCATACGTGATACTAAGAGTCTTTGCTACGTCCTTTGCGCTTAGTCCCTGACCGTACAGATTCACTGCCTGAGTCCTCAGATCTACCGAGGCTGTCTGTGGCTTGTCGGTCACTACTGGATCCGGATTCCGAGCCAGTTTGCGCTTTGGCTTTTTTACAAAAAGTTCCTCATACTTAGCTTGCTGCTCTTCTGGTGTGTATCCAGTGTCTTTATCAACTTTAGATTTAGTCATTTAAATCTCCATAATTAAGTGTTCAGAATGTCTATTATCACATGAAGTACAAATTAAGTCAACAGTTAAAACACGCATGTACTGTGGGTCATTGCCAATCTTTTCAGGAAAATAATGTCAAACTCGGTCAATTGCCCTTCTTTTCGGTACATTTCTGCATCTTTTATTGTCTGGCGAAGCAAAGCTGGCTTATACTTGAAACTATTGACAGCCTTAACAAACTGGTCGCGGAGCTGAGGATCACTAGTCATTCATAACTCCTTGATCAAAAAGAGTGGTGAGTTTAAAAAAAGCAGTCCAAACTATATCAGGTGAAACATTATAATGATCTGCAATATCTAAAAAGACCTCACGTCTCTCATCTGCAGAGTCAAAACCTTTACGTATCTCCGTAAACACTTTATTTTCAATTTCTAACCCTATCGTACTAGGCATTCTCAATCTCCTTCAGCTGCTTAGCAATAGTGTTAGTGACAACGAAGATAGCCGTCATAACGGCAGCGGGGTTATCAGATGCTTTAGCAATCTCAAAAGCATACTCGAATGCATCCTGAAGATTTTCACGAGTAGCCATTAGTGGACTAGAAATAGAACGTGCAAGAGCAGTAAGCTGTGTCATAACGAATCTCCTTATCAATTGAGATTCTATTATAACTAATGATGGTAATTAAGTCAACAGCCTACTGTTTCTGCGGTTTTTGTGGGAGGTCTACGTAGGTTCCCCACGGAAGTCTCAACGCTATATCAGCATCATCTGGACCACCATCATCCAGCCACATTTTTGAAATGGCTATGTGATGGGCTCCATCCTCAATAACATACCGGACCAGATAGAATTCACTGTCATACACTCCGTCAGGCACCCAATCAAAGTTCTTTCGTATGTACCTACCCTCTCTCATTCG